CGGCGCATGTACGACTGGGCGCATGATCACCTTGTGCTGCCAACCAGCTACGCGCAGCCAGGGCGGTTTGATGTAAGTACGTCCAGGCATTTGATTGGCCCACTAGACGCCATTCAGAATGACCAGATTAGGGAGGCTAGCTGGTGTGGCGCAATTCAGACCGGCAAGAGTTTGGTGGTCGAGGTTGGGATAGCCTGGGCGGCATGTAACTCCCCAGGGCCGATCATGTGGACAATGCAAACCGACGAAGACGCTAGGGAGCATTGCAACCAGCGTTTTATGGACATGCTCAAGGGCGTGCAACAGATCAGGGACATGCTGCCATTTGATAGGCACATGCGAACGATGACCGATATTTACTTTGGGCCGTTTTTTATGAGCGTGAACGGCGCTAACATTAACAATTTGCAGCGGGTAAGCGTGCGCTGGAAATTTAACAGTGAGGTCTGGCTTTGGAAACAAGGCTTGCTGGCTCATGCTCGTGGCCGTGTCTCAGCTTTCGAGCGTGCTGGTAACAGCAAGGTCATTAACGAAAGCCAGGGCGGCAGCGCCGGAGATGATTTTGATTTAGCCTGGCAGGCCGGCAACCAACAGGTCTGGTCAGTCAAATGCTTTGGATGCGGCCAGCTTTCACCGCTAGCTTTTGCCGGCCGAAGCTTGACTGATCCAAGCAAATTGGCATGCGTTGTATGGGATGAAAAAGCAAGAAAAGCAGACGGCACTTGGAACATTGGCAGAGCAGCCGAAACGGCGCGGTGGCGCTGTCCGGCCTGCGGCATTGATCACGAGGACACGGCTAAGACCCGCGCAAGGTGGAATGCAGAAGGATCCTATATTGTGGGACGCCAAGATTCTGCAAAAAGTAATGAAAGTTTTAGATGGGAGGGGCTGGTTGCTCGCGAGATGGGAGCGCTGGTGGCGCAATTTCTTGAAGCGCGTAAGGCTCAAAAACAGGGCGTGCCACAAGCAATGATGGATTTTACTCGGCAGCGCCGAGCATTGCCGTGGCAGGATGAAGATTTGACCGAGGTAATTTTGCTTAAAGGATCTGGATATTTGCTATCACGACTTGATCCCAAGGAGTTAATTGATAACGAAGCTAAGCGCTTTGTCGTGATTGATAGGCAACGTGATCACTTTTGGATTAACGTACGAGCATGGCGGCGTGATGGATCTAGTCGGCTGCTTTACTTTTCCAGAGTTACTACGCCAGAGCAATGCGAAGAAGTGCGCGAAACTTACGGCGTTGAGTCACAGCTTTGCTTTGAGGATGCCGGCTATTTCCCAGAGGGCGTTTATACTGATTGCGCCAGATACGGCTGGACGGCATTAAAAGGAAGTGGTGACAACTATTTCCAGATCGAGATACGCGGCCAGAAAGTTAAGCGGCTTTGGTCTAACGCTTCTAAGATCCTGCATAACGGCAAACTGATCCCTTTGTTTCACTGGGCATCAGATCCGGTAAAGGATGCGCTGTACAACTTGCGCAGCGGCCGAGGCGCAATCTGGGAAACGCCAGACGACGTAGCCGGCGAATACGCCAACCAGCTTAGCGGTGACCATAAAAAGCAACGTGTGAATCAGCGCACCGGCCGGCCGGAGTGGCGCTGGACTCGCCGGCACGCTAACCATGCTCACGATTTGGAGGCTATGCAAACGGTAGTGGCCATGATGCTTTCAATACTTTCTGCACCGGAAGCTGGCCAAGAAGCGCCAGAGGTGGTAGCACTTTTACCGCAATAAAATCAACATGAACATCACCGACAAAGTAACGCAGGCACTTGATGCCAATTCGCCAGAGGATAAACTGCAACTCATGACCGCACCCTGGGGGGCTATCGCTAGCCGTGTACCAGGCTGGTCAAGAGTTATACATTACCTCTTTTTCAAATCAGTGTTCCAAGCTATGCCTGAGATCAAAACCGTTTTGATCCTTGGTGTATATATGGGGCGTGATATCACAATCATGCTCGATGTATGCGCCGGCCGAGCGCTACAAGTGGTGGGCGTTGATCGTTTTGCTGATCAGCCATGCGATGACTGGGCGCCAGAAAAAAAAGGTCAGACTTGGGCTGAGTCTGGTTTTGGTGATGCGCCAGATATTAAAAAAGCGCTTGATAACATTAACCCGCAAGAACCACATCAAGTTAAGTTAATACAATCTGACAGCGCGGTTTTCTTGGCTAACGTAACTGGGCAATTTGATTTTATCTATATCGATACAAGCCACGACTACGATACGGTTAAACGCGAGATTGAGGCAGTGCGCAAACTTTGCCACCCTGGTACGTTACTTGCCGGTGATGATTTTATAAACGAGGGCAAAGAATGGTGGGGCGTCGATCGTGCAGTTGGTGACAGTTTCAAACCTCAAACCGCAAGTGTGCTTGGCCAGATGATCTGGTACGGTGCTGCTGCTGATCTCAAATGAGTACCGCCATAATTATTACAGGGGAAATGCGCAGTTTTGAGCGCTGCATTAAGAATTTAGAATGGCAAGTTTTCCGACACTTTCCAGACGCTAAGTTTTACGTGGCGCCGGCAGATGATGAGGATGCCAGCAAAGCGGAACTACTACGTGAAAAGCATGAGCATGTAATTATCAAGCCGGTTACCCAGCCAGAGATGGTAATGCCTCCAGGCTGTCCAACGACATGGACGCCAGGGCAATTCTACATGCATGAGCCGTACCATATTTCAGTGCCACCGACTGCGGTGATCGGTCAGCTTTGGTCATTACGCGAAGGCTGGCATTTATACGAGTTAGCTAATGATCCGGCTGATGTAATTATACGCTGCCGGCCAGATCTCTGGTTTCATAATTTTGTGATGCCTGGTGGGCTTTATACAGAAGGCGCGGCGCTAGTAGCATACACGCCTTGGTGGGGCCGCTTTGGCGGTATAAATGATAGGTTTGCCATTATGGGTAAATATGCAGCCAGCAGCTATTTTAACACCTATACAAAATTGCCTTACTTGATTGAGTATGGATGCCCACTGCACCCTGAGTCTTTAGTAAAGGCCTCATTAGAAGCTGGCGGCAATTATGTTAGTGCTGATTTGCTGGCCGAGTTCAGCACGTTACGCAAAAACGGAGAGATGAGGATGCCAGAAATAACGGCCATTGATCGGCATCATCATTTGAGAAGTTGACCTAACGACCAACAACGGCGCGGCTTTGTCGCTGCTCCATGTTGTAAACGGTGGCTCTGGAAATATCTGGGGTCACCGTTTTCAGCGTAATTGACCAAAGGCTTGCTGGTATGATTGTCCAGCTAGCTAATATCCTGATCAGGCAGGCCAATAAAACAAATAACCCAAGGGCTTACCTTGATGATTTGATAACGTCAAAGCTCACGACTGCCAGCGGTCAAGGTGGCGTCATCACTAGCACTAGCGTCAACGGCAAGTCTGTTACGTTTCAAGCTGCTACTGGTACGACTGTTGCAGATTTTATGAACGCAGCAGAGTTGGCATTGCAATCACTAGAGGCTGGCTTACTTAGAGTACCGCGCAACACATACGGACTTTTACGCTAATGAATAAATTACAGGCTACGGCTGCCAAGTGGCTCGGACTTTCTTACTTGGTAGATGCTGCCAATTATCAGATGCGCTTGCGCCGGCCTATTGAAGCGCCGACGGTAAACACGATTGCTAAAGAGGTTAATCAATCTGATTGGCTGACGCTGTTATCAGATTCACGCAAACTGTATTGCAATCTTGGCCCAGTCACCGGCGCCATCGATGACAAAGCAACTTACTCAATAGGCCGCGCATGGAATCCAATTTATACCGGCCAAGATCGTGAATGGGGTAAGACGGCAGAAAAGTGGCTGCGTGAAGAATGGTATCCAATGGCTGACGCTCGTGGCTCGATGTTTAATTTTAAGACTGATCTTTTCTTGATGTCGGTCTGCACAGACCGTGATGGTGAGATCTATATTTTCCTAACGCAGTCCAAAGATGGCTGGCCGCAAATTCAATTACTGCCAGCGCACATGATTGGTCAGCGCAATGTGCCAGATGGCATTTTGCGCGAGGGGCCATATAAAGGGCTAAGAATGATACAGGGCGTAGTGACTAACGATGTTGGCCGCGCAGTAGCATATCAGATCTTGGGCGAGATTGCTGCTGCTGATTACTTTTTGAGCGCTCGTGATTTGATCCAAGTATTTGATCCACGTTGGCCAGATCAAGTGCGCGGCTTCCCAGTGTTTATGCATGCGCTGCTGGATCTTAAGGATCTGCGCACCGTACAGGGCTACGAAAAAATGGCAGCCCAGATCATGTCCAGCATTGGCTTGATCGAGTGGAATGAGCAGGGCGCACCTGACCCTGGCGATCCCATGAATTTGCTGACACGCGGCGTAACCGCGCAGCCTAATTCTTTACCGTCCGTCACCACTCAAGACTTTACCGGCGGCACCGCGCATTTCTTCCGTTCAAATTCTGGCAGCAAGTTAGAAGGTCTAAAGAATGATCGTCCAGGCATTGCCGTTTCTGAGTTTATGGATCGGCTTATACGCAATGCATGCGTAGGCGCCGGCTGGCCATACGAGTTAACCTGGGATGCTAGTAAACTTGGTGGCGCCAATGTGCGACTCTTAATTGCCAAAGCCATGCGTGCCGTTGAGGACAGGCAAGATCTCTTGCTGCCAGTTGCTAGGCGGTGCGTAGGCTATGCGGTGGCAAAGGCTATAAAGGAAGGTATCTTGCAGCCTAACGATGAGTGGTATGCCTGGCGCTTTACGCTGCCGGCTAGAATGACGGCTGACTATGGCCGGCAGGCGGCTGCGGATCTGGCAGACTATCAAGCTGGCATTACCAACCTAGGCGATATTTTGGCTGAGGAAGGTAAGGATCTGGCCACGCACATTAAAGAACGTGCTGAAGAAAATGGCATGCTACGTGAGGCAGGCATGCTGCCTGAGACTAATGGCAATGGCGTAAGCTCAACGCATACAATGCCAGAATTACCTAAGTATGATAATGCTGCTCAAGTTGCAGTTGATGCAAGTTGTCCGATTGAAACTCAGGACGTAAAAGCTAATTTAATTAATAGATCAGAAGCTATTGATATTGCGCGATACGGCCCAGCAAATCCTTTGCAGCCTAATGATGCATACTGGCAAGCAAAGGCTGATCAGTTTAAGACCACCATAGCCGAAGCTAAAACGATGCGTTGCGGTAATTGCGCCGGCTTTAATCAATCGCCCAGGATAAAAGCCTGCATCGATGCCGGCATCGGCGCTGATGCTAGTGAGGTTGAAATGGCTGGTGATCTAGGATATTGCGAAGTGTTTGATTTCAAGTGTGCTGCAAAACGTACATGTGATGCATGGATCGTAGGCGGCCCAATAACTAACGATCAATCAGTTGACCAAACTACTTTAACTAAATGACGCAACAACCTGATCACATTTGCTTTCAGCAGATTCAATTTGCTGCGGTCACTCGCAATGGCTTTTCTGACGTATCAATTTTAACGGCCGGCGAGGCTGACGGCCACGGCGTCATGGTCGATGAGGAAACGATTAACGATTTTATGAAGCTATCGATGGGTAAAACCATCCCAGCTTACCTTACGCATGCCGGCGCAGTTGATGCTAATGGCCGGCCAGTTGACCGGCTAGGCAAAGAAATTGGAATGTTTTCTGGCTTCTATCGCGACGGCATGAAAGTGCGTGCCAAGAATTTTAAGTTTCTGCAAAGTTTCATCGACAGTGAGCCTAAAGCATACGCCACGCTTATTGAGATGGCGCAGAATTTTAGCGATAAACTTGGCATAAGCCCAGTCTTACAGCAGATCCGCAATTGGGTAATGGGTGATGGCAGCGAAGTGCCAGCAGACGGTCAGCGCCCAGAAGGTGCAGCCGGCATGCTACCTATTATGCGCATTTTAGGCATTAAGTCTTTAGATTTTGTACAGCAACCCGCTGCCAACATTGGTCTTTTTGAGGCTAAAGTTGACGCAACACCTATTATTATGAATCCCGAATCAGTACTTTTGTCAGTCCATACCGCTGCTCTTTCCGCTAAAGACGGCGAGATCACCGTTTTGTCTACAGCCCACAAAGATAGCATTGTTGCCTTAGAAGCTAAGCACGCTGATGAGATTGTGGCGCTCGGTGCCAAGTTGAGCGATGCAATTGCGAAGCTCAGCGTAGCTACCGAAAGCGAGAAATCTCTAAATGCTTTGCTCGCTGCCAAAACGCAAGAGGCTGAAATGGCTGCCAAGTACGACATGCGTAAAGCTGGCGCCCCTGCTCTTGAGATCGCGCTGCAATCGCACACCAATGCCGGCGTGCCTGCCCCTGCGGTGGGTGACCACGCTAAGTGGGCGCAATTTATCGAGCTATCTAAGACCGACGCGGCCGCCGCTGCGATCTTCAAGACCAAATATTTATCCCGCAAGTAACCCTTAATTTAACTAACTCACTACTATGGCTACAAATGCATTAAATGGTGTCTTCATGACACGTATCGCCCAGCTTACCCTGGACGCTCTCCTTACTTCTAAGCTTCCCCTCATGTCCATGTGGACTGATTTCAGCGCAGAGGTAGTTCC